CCTGGAGAACCTTGATGTATGAATTGCAGAGTAATATTCACTGATACGGCAGAAGCTGATCTTCGCGATATAGCCTTTTATATTGCAAAGCAGTCAAAGGATAAGAATATTGCGATCCGTTTTGTAAACAAGCTAAGAGAAAAATGCAAAAATCTCGAAATACTGCCGGAAAGCGGCTCGCTACCAAAGGACAGGGTTCTTGTGAGTAACGGATATCGTTTTCTTATTCATGATAATTACCTTATGTTTTATTATTATGTCAAGGAAGAAAACACGGTATACGTTAATGCAGTTTTCAACGCAAAGCAAGATTACACTCGCGTGATGAAAAAGTTTATATAACACAACAGAATAATTATTAAGCATCTGTCAGCAATGGCAGGTGCTTTTCTTTTGCCCATTTTACGAAAGGACTGACTACATGAAAATTTTCAGCAGCTTATTCCATTCAAGGGACAAGCCCCAAAACAGTACAGCCGGCGGCGCATACCGTTTCTACATGGGCGGCTCTACCGCAGGAAAGAATGTAACCGAACGTTCCGCAATGCAGATGACCGCAGTGTATTCCTGTGTTAGAGTGCTGTCGGAAGCCGTGGCGGGACTACCGCTGCACGTCTACAAGTACCGTTCGGACGGCGGCAAAGAGAAAGCAATCGACCACTCCTTGTACCGTCTGCTCCATGATGAACCGAACCCCGAAATGACCTCGTTTGTTTTCCGAGAAACTCTTATGACGCACCTGCTCCTCTGGGGCAACGCATATGCGCAGATTATCCGTAACGGAAAGGGCGAGGTCATTGCTCTGTACCCGCTTATGCCAAACCGAATGACGGTTGACCGCGATTCAAGCGGAAATCTGTACTACAAATATTACCGCGGCTCAGACGAGGCAATCCGCAGTAAGGAATACGAGGTCGTTCTCTCACCTTACGATATTCTGCATATCCCCGGTCTTGGGTTTGACGGACTTGTTGGCTACTCGCCGATTGCAATGGCGAAAAACGCTATCGGGCTTGCAATTGCGACCGAGGAGTTCGGCGCAAAGTTCTTTGCAAACGGTGCAGCGCCTAGCGGCGTCCTTGAACACCCTGGTACTATAAAGAAC